GCGAGGGGCTCGGGGGATGTCAATCGGCAGTAAAAAAGCGTTTTGCTTTTCTGAATTCAAGTTTTTGTCGGTTTGTTGTTGCATGGCTTTTGCTCGTGCGCTTTTTGTTTGTGCGTTTCTTTTATTTTTTAGTATTGCGCCTCTTCGTGAGTTGCAGGGTTTACACGATGGCACGAGGTTGTTTTCTATGCCTCCTCCGTCTACATGGGCGATGAGGTGGTCGGCTTCTGTTGCTACTCCTCCACACCAATGACATTGTGGGTTCTCTTGTAGTAGCAAGCGTCTTGCTTTTGCATATTCTTTATTGTTTGTTGTGCTTTGTCGTGGCATCTCACGCGCCTTCGGCTTGTGCTAGCGCGCCGCCAGGGCGGCTTGCTTGCTCTTTAGTTAGGGGGGCTTTCATGTCGGGCTAGGCCTTTCGGTGTTCTTTGTTATCAGTCTTGTTTGTTTAGCGTAACGCAAGAGATAAGTGTGAATGCCCCACCCACTGGCTTGCCCTACCCAGTTCCCAATTACTTTCAATGATGACTGTTTACACCTCGCCTAGTCGCATTGCCTAAACCATTTCGTGTTGCATGTTTCAGTGCGCGACTATCTACCCGCGTTACCGCGTTTCATCCAACCGCCCTGCGACAGGCTTAGGTCATGGGTCTAGCCGATTGTTTAAATGTTGTGATTAGTCAACAGGTATAACGCGTATTCCATGTCATTTGGTTTCAACACTGTGTTATATATGCCAGCGTTTTCAAATGCCATCAGCCAACGCTTTTGCCCTGGCGTTAATTTGCCTTTATCAGATTTCAGTTCTGCAATATACAGTTTCCCACTGGATGGGTGAAGTAACACCAAATCAGGGAAACCAGTGTCACCCTGTACATGTGTTGCCCAATGGCCGCGTGAGGACTGGGCGGGCAAATCGTGGTGCACTAGCCAGCCGTAACGGCGCGCGACACTAATGAGAATGTCTTTGAATTCGGCTTCAGTCACGGTTCTGCCACATCATCACAAGTACCGTTGCCCACACGCCAAACACAATGCCAATGACATTAAACGCCAAATAGGTCATTTCAGCACCGCAATTACTGCGCTTGCCTCATGGGACTTCAACAACTCTAAAACGGCTTCATCACTGTTCAGCGTGCGTTGTATAAGTTCCAATAGGCGTAAATCGTCTAAACCTGCATCCTTAGCCAATTTCTTTATATAACCCAACTGTTTAGGGGTAGCAAATGCGCCGCGGGGTATGTGCACTGGCGTTTCCCTGGAATCAATCGGGTCTGTTGGCGTCAGGCGTTGCACCTTTTCCATTTCCTCACGCGATGGCCTAGCCCCTTGTTTTGCCAGTCCCATGTTGCTCAAAACTCTGCCCAAACTACTTGTTTCACAATTTTCAATGAACGAAGTCATATTGACCCCGCGGTCTGTGTGTATTTCGTGTGCATAACCTGTTGCTGTTGGGTTTGCGTCATCGCGGTGTTTCCATATTACTGAACGCACAATGCAGGATTCACCGTCATAGTTCATAAGTGTTGTTTCAACGCGGCCTTCAGGGAATTGTTCCCAAAATCTTGCCAAGCGTGTTTCAACTGTTTCGTAGTTGCTCAGGTCAAATGCCATCAGCACACCACCCAAATGATTGCGTTGCGGTTATAACGCGTTTTGCGGCGTTCTCCGCTGTCTTTGATGTAGCCATCCTTGTGCAGGCCGTTAATGCGTGCAGAAACAGATTGTGCGGGAAGTTCCAACAGGATTGATAATTCATCGGCTGTGATGCCTTTTGATTCACAATTCGTTGCAAACTTCACCCAAAAGTGTATGAGTTCGCGTTGTTTGCCTGCGTGAGGTTTTGCCATTTCGGCGGCTTCACGGGATGTGTCGCCAGCATCGTGACGCACTGCAACGCTTGGATGGTCTAATGCCACTTTTGTTTTGTGGCCACCTAAACCAATGGTGGATGTGAACATTTCTAGTTGTTCGCTCATGTCGGGTATTCCTTTGTTAGTCGGGTTTAATTTGGCCGCCAAGGCCTTCAATTGCCAAGGTAACACATTCTGCGTAGTCATCCTGGCCACTTAATTGGAAATCAATCAACATGTTGCGTAGGCCACGGATTAGGTGGTCATCACGGTATTTGCGCGGCGAATGATTAGGGCGCGCTATTTCATCCAGCATGTTGAATACGGCCATTTGGTATTTCATGCCACCCGCTTCCAAAATTAGTTTGCGGGTTTCCTCAGAAACTTCGCCCTGATTCCATGCAACGCCTTCGCTCATTGTGCTGTTCTCCACGGTGACCATCCTGAACGGGTAAAGATTATTAGCCCTGCCCGCAAGTTAATTTGGGGGTCAAGCAACATTTCACATGAGGTCAGCAAGCCCGCGTTTTGTAGGTAACTATTTGCACCACGACACCAAAACCCGTTTATTTGCATAAGCCCGTATGAACCACTCATTGGGTCATTCTCATTGTGTGCAATTGCAATGCCGTTGCTTTCGCGGGTTATCACTTTCACAAGCGTTTCATATTCCTCAACAGGCCAGCCAAGGTTCACGGCCAGCGCGGCAAACTGTTCGGCCGCCGTTGCGTAAGGGTCAATAAACAGGGTGCTTGAAGTTGTGGTTGAGGGTTCTATTAGGTACGGGACAACAGACAGCATGGTGCTAGGTGGGCTGGATTGGGCATCCTGAGGGCCTGAGAGGGCCGTAAACCCCAGTAGGGCAGAAATCAGCCCTGCAAGTAATTTAGGTGCTGTAAAGGTCATAAATAAAATTCCTTTCATCGGGTGAATTACACCCTAAAGCACAGGTAATGCTATTGCAAGGATTTGGCGGTTTTCCATGCCCTGACTGCCTCAGGGACTTTGTCGCCTACAAAATAGTTAATGTGCCAAGGCTCAGAATCCAGTTCCCAACTAAATCCGTATTCCAGGCAATGTGCTTTCATAAATTCAAATCGTTCACCTGATGCGGTGTGCACATCTACGGAAATGCCCCAGTTGTGGTGTGACTTTCCAGGTTGTGCAATTGGTGCGTTACCTGGCTTTAGATACCAATTTTTGCCATTAAATAAACGGGGCTTTACGCCTTCAATCGGAACTGTTGTCATGCGTGCGTTCCATGCTTGCAGTTGCAAAGTAATTGACCTGTAGGTGTCGTTTTGTGATGTCGGTTTAAAAATGGTTATGCCCTCTTTGTGTGCGCGCTCTTTTAAAGCGTGCCAAGCGTCAGCGGCTGGAAACAATAGTTTTCCATAGGGTTTTGTATCAACCAACATGTTTGCTGGGATTTCGCCAGCGCGACAATGCGCAACGATTGTTGGGAAAATAACTTTATGCTTGTGGGGTACTGTCACGCCCAAAACCTTTATCGTTTTTATTTACCCAACGCATAACGGGCGGAATGATTGCGGCAATTGCACCTTTTGCATAGTCACGCGGGTCAACTGTTCCTGTTGAATACACGGCGACAAGTGCACCTACTAGTGAGCGTGCGTAACTTGCCAGCATTGCTTTGTCTTGTTCTCTCATTTGTGGTTCTCCAAATGTCCGTCAATTTTTTGTTCTATTCGGCCCAAGGTGTTGTGTACTTGACCGTGGTCTTTTTTGTTGTCGCTACCGATTTTGCCAATGAGTGCCACCAATACAAGGAAACAACCACCGATGATAGAAACCACAACTTCAGTGCCCATTTCATTACGAAAGTAAAGCGGCTACTTCGTCAACGGTAAGGCCAAGTTTCGCAATGGTTGAGGCTTTTAAGTTTGCTTTGTCCGTTTCGGCTTTTTCACGCGCCGCTATTTCTTTTTTATCTGCCGCAATTTGTGCTGGGTCTAGTGGTTCTAAATAAATTGGGCATGCGCTGTCTGCTGGTGTTATGTCTTTTTTCATTAGTTCGCCATTCCGTAAACCATAATTAAGCCGCTAAATGTTCCCGCAGTTGTAAAAAATGTTACGCCATCAAAAGATGTAGAGGCGTTAATACCGCCACACAACATTTCCAAATAACCTGGGCCGTTAGGTACTCCGACATTGCTTTGATTTTGGAAATATGCTTCCGCTGTGTTTTGGAATACATTGGAAAATGTGCCCACGCTTGTCGTGGTCTCGTTTGTGCTACTTGTAATGTAATCCGCGGCTGTTTGATTAAGACTTTCATTAGCGCTTACCGTTGTTGTTATTGCTCTTAAATACTGGTAGTCATAATCCGCGGTAGTGTTATCAACCCCGCCGACACGCCACCGCAAACGAATATAGTTTGTGGTTGACCTTGCGCCAATGTTCATAACTATCATGTAATTTTGGTAGGTAGATGAAAACACGCCGTTTAGTGAAACGCTTGAAGCAAGAGAAAAAGTAACTTGACCTGTTGCACTTGCTGAACCTGTACCCGAACCAACCGCAACCGAGGTAGGCACAATAGGCACAAGTCCCGATGAAGTGGCAGAAATCCACGCGCTTCCTGTATACACCTGCAAAGTGCTAGTGGCTTCAATGTAGGCATACTGGCCTTGTGCAAGAGTTTTTTCACCTATTCCACCAAAAGCCGCGTCACGCGTAACAGTTGTAGCAAACACAGGAATCCCAGTGTTAATTTCTTTTTGCTGTTGTGCAGTCAAAATTTGGCCAGCGGTAAAAACTGGCACTGAGGTTTGAGCATTAAGTCCCATAGTGTTCCTTATCCTAAAGCATTAAGGGCATCTAGTGTGCCATATGTTGCGTCATCTAAAATTAGTTCATAAACCACGGTAGTTGGGGCGGTACTAATTAAAACCCTATGGCCTGAACTAATGTCTAAATAATGTTCTATGCCTTCCACAGACAATTCCTGGGCAAGTTGAGTTGTGCCAATACCGCTAGGGAAAGTCTTTTCAATGGCCACAGTGTCGCCAATATCAATAATGGCCACGGTGTCACGCTGGGCAGTTGTTAATGCCATGAAGGCTGTTTCAACTGAAGTGAATCGGGCTTCAGGGTCAGGGTTTAATAAGTAACTGGCCGCCGTATCAATTTCACTTTGTTCGTGTAGCAAACTGTTTGTAATGCTTGAAGTTTGAATAAAGTAAGTGGCAATAGATGTTGCATTTTCAACGGTTTCTGTGTTGCCGTTCAATCCAGTTACAACACTTCTATTGATTACTGCATCCGCTTCAAATGAAATGCCTAATCCGTAATATGGGATTTCTGTTCCGTCATCATGGAAATCGGCTACTGGCGCGGAAAGTGTATTGCCAATGCGGTTTTGAAATGTGAACACACCATCACGGGACATAAAGACCCGCCCGAATTCTGCCGTATCATTTATTTGCGAAACATAAGTCAAAACATTTGTGCCAGCCGAAACATTGTAAGACGCATCATGCCCCAGGTTTACTGTCCCCGTAGCAATGTCACGGCTTGCACCTGTAGGGAAATCCACTTCAGGAAGGCTTAAAACGGTATTTAGGCGTGCGCCTGACAATTCAGGTGAAGGATTGAAGTCATCCAAATATGTTTGCGAAAGCAAATAGAACTGGTCTGAACAAAAAACGGTGACGGTATCTAATCCACCTAGCGCAAAATTGTAATCATAATTCACGACATAACCGCGGAAAAGTAGTTCAGGGTTATCGGCGTTGTCGTAACGAATTAGTTTTACTTCGCGCATTGGTGCAAGTCCAGGAACATTTTGGTTGACATCATAAAATGGACTGTTTTCATCAAACGGATTGAAAATCCCACTGACATCCAAAATTGTGAATGTCATTGTTCCAGCGCTGAATGTGTCACCGATGTCGCGGCGGCCTCGCTTCACGGCAATGTTTTGTGTTGATTCAAGCACTGACGCAAATTGTGTTGTTCCATCTAACACATAATCAGGATTATCTAAAACACCTTTTACCGCATCATCTAAAGTGAAACCGTCAACAACAAAACCCGCATCAATTTGCAGGTCATAATTGCCTGCGTTAACAACTGGAAACCCAGCCATCAGGCAATGTTCAGGGCAAGCGGCCCTGCACTCCGCGAATAAGCGCGCAACGCGTTAACAACCGATTGACCGATTTCTGCACTAGTAGAAAGCCCGCCCGTCACATTGATATTGACATCGCCGCCGCCGCTTCCCATCTTAGATAATGGCACTACGGCTTCTGGCCCAGCCTCGCCAATTAAAGCCAATGTTGGACGACTGACGATTCCGCCCTCTGCCATTTTTGGTATTCCACCGCCAGCAATGGTTGAGACAATTCGGCTAACAGTTTCAGTAACGCGAATATCAATGTCAATAGTGCGTTTCATTTTTGCCGCTATCGCATCCATTTTTTCCATTAGTTTTGGGGTCATTTTGTCAAGCGCGCTTTGTATTCCGTCAACCATTTTTTGCGCTACATCAATGCCACCCTGATACCATTTTCCTGCCGCATTTAATCCAACCTTTTCGGCTGCCGAATTGGCTGAATCAACTAAAGCGTTTGTTTCGTCAATAGCGGTTTGACCGCCTGCAATGAGTTGGTCAGCGATAGCGCCGCCTGCTACTGCACCCGATTCCAGCACTTTAGCCAATGCATCTTTGCTTAAGTTTCTGTCTAACAAATCTTGAATCTTTTTTGCATAGTCAACAACGCCAGCAACTTGGCTACGCAAACCGTCAAGAAACCCGCCGCCAGTTTCTTTGCCTGCATCCTGTGCATCAGAAAAGTTAAATGCCTGTTTAACACTGTCGGAAACGCTCTTGGCAAATGAGGCAAATTCGTCTTTTGCTTTCTGCAAATCTTCGTTGGCCTTGTCTAAGGCTTCGCCCATTTTTTCTTTAACGGCTTTAGCAAAACTTTCTACCTTTGCAGTAGCCCCACCAACCTTCGGCGTGAAATCATCTACAGCGGTTGTAGCCAATTTCCCTGCATCAGACATACGGGCCATTTGGCTGTTGCTATATTTTTGCGCTTCGGAATACGCACCGAGGCCCGCTTTCATGTTGTTCATTTGTCGGTTGTATAAAGCAAATGCGGCGATACCTGCAATAACTACGGCGATGCCAACGCCAGTTGCAATTTGAACCGCGGTGAATGAAGCGGCCAACGCCCAGTTTACGCCAGCGGTGATAATTCCCATTGCTTTCCAAGCGGCCATTGCCACATTGGCAGTAATAATTGCTCCTGATAAAAGCCCTAAAGTAACAGTCATTCCAACTACGACGCCAGTGTTGTTTTCGGTAAAAGTTGCAAAATCAACCAACAATGGCAACACCGCCTCAAGCACAGGTAAAAATGATTGACCAATTTGTGTTGTTGCGTTTTTGACAGAGGCGGTCAAAATCTTTTGTTGGTTAGCCGCTGAGTCAATCGTGTTGTTAAAGTCGCCCTGTTGGTCAGTGGTTTGCTTCATAATCAAACTATGAGTGGCCAACACTTTCGCCTGTTGGTCAAGTGTCCCTGTGCCTTTGTAAAGGCCCATTGCCATCGCTTCGGCTTTAACCGCCGCGTCATTTATTAAAACATTGTATTTTCGGATTGGTTCGCTTTCGCCGCGCAATGCCGCACCCAGGGCTAACGCAACTTCCGCTGGGTTAGCGTTGTTAAATGATGCCATGTCGGCGGTCAAAGTAACTAAATCGGTTGAAAATTTTCCGAGGTCTTCGCCAGTTTGTCCCGCCATTTTTCCAAGCCCGCCGAAAGTAGCCGCAAAATCTAAGGCTTCCTGGTTAGCAATACCCAACGATTTGGCAGATTCTTTGGCAAATGCTTGAACTTCTTTTGAGGCTGTTCCAAAAATAACATTGGTTTTGTTAATGGTTTCGTTTAAATCGCTTGCGGACTGTGCTGCTTTATATGCGCCAATAGTGATTGCGCTGAATACCGCGGCGGCAGGTACAGCCATTTTTCTTAGGGCAAATTGCGCTTTATCGGTTGCCTTGGTAAGAGCCTGAAATTCGGCCATTGCGGCTTTAACCCCAGCGGGGTTAAATTCCGAAAGAATCGCAATGTTAATTGCCACCGTCTACCACATTTCTTTGAACATCCGCCATAACATCTTTTACTAATCCTCGCACATTGTCTTCCACCTTGGAAGCATTGGCTTCGTATGCAGGCCACATTGCGCGTGATGCGCCGCCGTAACCTTTGCCTAAAAGGTTTTGAACCATTTGGCCATCACTGTTTTTTTTGCCTGCCATATCAAACAATGAACCCCAACCTGTTTTTTGTTGGATAATAAAAACACCAACTGTTTCATAGGTTGCGCCGCTAGCGGCATTGCGTTTTCTTGCTTTGCGGGTGTTGATTTTGGCAACAACGCCTTTTTCAACTAGGCCACCATCCCATCCACCAAGTTTTTTATATGGGCGCGCCCAACCCGACAATGGGGGTGCTTCAGGAAATCTAGACCTAGCGTCATCCACCATTGGTTTTACAATGTCTTTATAACGCTTGGTGTACTGGCGGCGCAATTTAGGGTTTATCTTGTTTATTTCTTTTAACGCGTCTTTAACGCCATAAACCTTAAGTTTGACATTCGCGCCACTCATCTACGCCCGCTTTCCTTACTTTGTTCATTTAGAACACTAATAACTGTTTGCAGGTCGCGCGTGTCAAATTCTATGTGCGGTGGCCACCACCCTACTGAAACTAACAATTGTGCTAGTTGTTTTCGGTAAGTGCCCCGCCCGTAGGGTTTGGGTTTGTCATATCCAAAGATTCAATTTCCATGTCAGGGTGCGCTTCTAACCACAGCATTGGTGTTGCTTCCAGTTTGTAACTGGTTCGCTTCAGCATAAAGTGTGCCCAGAAAACCATGTCCATGATGCCGATTCCGCGGCCGTCTGAAACTTTGCGGTTTTCTTGTTTTTCCCACTCGGCGATGCACAACAAATTTGTTGTAACCGTGATTGGTTCATCGCCAGGGGATGGCGTTATTTTCATTACTAGTTTCATTAACTTGCCTTTCGTGTCGGGCCGTTAGGCCGTGATTAACTAGCGGTAAAAGTTCCGCCCGTGAAACTCAAATCAACCGTGCTCAACTCACCAAGAGCACCGTTCACTACTGGCATTGATTCCAAGTAGCAATTAGCAAGGGTGAAAGTTTTGGTAACTGCACCTTCGGTAACGGTTGCGACAACTGTGGTTGCTGTTCCTACAAGTGCTGCAAGTGTTGCATAGGTTTCGCTTGCGGCGTATGACTGGAACAAAGTCATGGTGCATTCGTTGTTGTAAAGTCCGCCCGTGTACAAACGGGAAGTGTCTTTCAGAGTACTTTTGTCAAGTTGTTCGCGCATGTTCGTGAAAACGATGGCGGTGCACTGGTCACTCAAATCAACCGCATTCACGGTAAGAGTGGTGATGTTTGAAAGAAAAGTTGTTGTTGCCATTTGGGTTACTCCTTAGGTGTTTTCTTTATAGTAGATGTTTTTTTGACACTATCGGTGGATTCTTCAGCGGCAATAAAACCGCCATCAATTAGGGCTTGAATGTTGACTCCTGCGGTAATTTCAAAAGCGTCACCGACTTTGCCTAGGCGTTCGGATTGAATTATATATTTCACAAACTGCTCGCTTCCATGTTGACAATGACTTCATAACAAGGGTACAGCGCGCCGCCAATTTCTATGGATGTTGGGCGGCCTTCGGTGATTGCCACATTTGCGCCTAGTAGTTGGGCGGTCATGTTTAATAGTTTGCGCTGAGCATCCAGGTTAAAAGGCCCAGAAACTATAAGTTGCACTGGGAAGGTCAATTGGATTCGTTTGTTTTTCATTAGCGGGGTGCTAAATGTTGGGGCGTTAATGAATGCACACGCGCCTTGGATATTTCTAGGGTCAGTCACCACAGGGATTGCAGGGGTAATAGCCGTTAACGCGGTTGCCAAATTGTCTAACGCTTTGTTTAGTAAGTCGGTGTAGGCGGTTGGCATTTATGCAACCTGTGGACGCTGAATGCCAAGTAACTGCATAACCATCCCTGAAAGTGCCACAGGTGGTTGACTTCCCATATCTGCAAAGTTTGAAAATGCATCTACTGAGCCGCGTTGACGGTAAAGCGCGCCGCCATACATGATTGTTCCCAGTTTGACATCTTGACTTGGAACGGTAGTTAATGAGTCAAAATAGCCTGACTCCTGTCTCCTGCGATATGCAAACTGGTTGCTAGCGGCCGCGCAAATTGTCAAAAAGGCTTGGTCAGCCGCCGTAGCGGTTGCAACATAAAGCCAGTCTGAAATGTCGTTTGCCGTAATCCAAGTGCAAACTGGGGCGTAGGTAACTGTTCCTGTTGCCGCATCACGGTCAACATTTGAGCCCGTGCACGCATACAACACCTGATTTGGTATTGCCGTGAACGGGTCAAAAGTTAAATCGCCTTCACTATCAGTGCCCGTGTATAGGTACTCAGGCAAATCCACAACAACGAAAGTGCCGTTAAATGGCACGCCTACTGATGCAACAGTAATTGACTGGCCGACTGCAATTTCCGATGGGGTCAGTAATTGCAGTACGGCGTAGTTGTCAAGTAGTTGTGAATGGGTAACAGTGTAAGTAGCCATGAGCGGTAAGCCCGCTTCCGACTAAGCGACTGTGATTGCTTGGATGAACTGGCTTCCTGCAACCGCTGTTGGGTTCTGTGCATCCTGTGCGAAAGTTGCAAAGTAACCGTAGTAGGAGAATGTGCGAGCCAATAGGTCAGGCACTTCAACTGAGCGCATTCCCTGTTGTGCTTCGTACAGTTCAATTGCTGGGCCGTGAACAATAAGCATTGTGCCGCTTGCCGCATTGCCGTCAACAACCAATTCCAACCCTAGTGGGTTCATTCCTGACCATGAAGTTGCGTTGCCTGCACCGAGCGTGTTCTGACCGATAAGGCCAGGTGCGCCGATTGCTGGGAACAATGGACGCTTGCTGTTGTCCAACTGAGCACCCAACTTTGACCACACATCAGGTGAAACCACCATGTGAGTTGGGAACAAGTTTGTGGTTGAGGAAATGTTGACTGCACAACCGTAGATTGCGTTCATCAATGAAGTTGCATCGCCAGCGGTAACAGTCCAGGTGAAACCTGATGCTTGCTTTTGTGCAACGATGTAGTCAACTGCAATGTTGTCGGTTTGCTTCAAGTACTGGCCAGCAAGGTCATTCAAAATGATGTTCATTGCGGCTGGGTCTGTGAAGTCCATTGTTTGTTGAGCGATTTGGATGCTTCCAGCAACGGTCTGACGGCTAACGGTGTTAGCGGCAAGAACCATCGTCTGCGATGCAACTGCTGTTCCCTGTGTGCTCTGTACACCCGATGCGGTCGGTGTAGAAATGGAAGGCCTAGTAAAACTAATACCGCTTCCCTGTGGCATTGCACGCGTACCGAAAGCATTAACTACGGGACGATATTGCAAGTTCACATTTTGAAACAATGGGCCCAACACTGGAACAGGTAGCAAACCTGGGGTGTCAGTGGTGAGGTCTTGCGAAACGGCTTCAATTGCTGACTGATTCTTTCGCGCGGCATCGTGAAATGCGGCGTTTACTTTTCGGTATGTGTCGCCACCAATATGCATTGCGGCAAGATATTCGCCCGCTGATGGCATACGGAATTCGCGCTTTGATTCAGCAAAAACAACTGGGGAAGTTGGGATTGCGGCTTCAACTGGGGTTGCTTCGTTCATGGTTTCTGTCTCCTGTTGTAGAACTTCTATTTGAATAATATCTGTTTCATTGTCATCGTGTGGGATGGTTTCTGTTTCTGTCTCGGGTTCGGTGGCCGCGACTTCGGTTATGACTGCACCTGAAAATGCTGGGCGGCCAGTGACAAGTGATAGTTCAATCCAATCGGCGGCTTGCACAAGCATTGTGCCATCCTTTTGCATCTTGAATTTGGTTGGATTTACCCCTACGGATACTGAGTCAATTACGCCGTCAAGTGCCAGGGTAAGAGCCTCGTCACCTAATGCCGTTTTACTGATGCGGGCGGAAAACATCATGCCTTCACCTGCAACATTGGTTCGTTCAAAAACTAAGCCAACGGCCTGTTCGCTTGAATGGTTCAAATACAGTTTTGGTGCTTTGCCATCGGTTGGCAAACTGCCTTCCTCAAAAATAACTTTTGTTCCATCGCTGACAGTGGCGGCGACACCGTAAGGAACAGCCACACCCGAAACGGTGCGACTTGGCATGCCTTCAATTGCGCTTGCGTCCAATGTTAAATCGGTTGAAATTAGTTTTAGCATGATTCTTTTTTACTCCATATTTGGGTTCATTGTTGGCATTGTCTCTTCAGGCATGTCCTTATATTCGCTTTCCTCTATGCCATCCACGATTTCGCTGAGGTATTCGTCAACATCAAATTTGACACAAGTTCCGTGAGGAAGAATTGAATTCATGCTCATGGTTTGTTCAATAACTGACATATATGAACGGGCCGCAAAAACATACAAGTCCTGGCGCGCGCCCTGGTTGCTTTGGTAACTGTATGAACCGACTGAGTTTCCATTCAAGAAAAACGGGATGTTGCACATACGGGCCGCTTCCTTGGATTGAAATTCGGCTGCTTCGGATAGCAACATTTTTGAGGCGTCAACATCGGTTGGTTGCCATTCAACGAACTGGTTGATTGCGGCAATTTGATTAGATTTTCTTGCTTGCTCAAATGATTGTGCAAGTTCAGAAAGTTCTTGTCCCGATAGCGGTTCGCCTGAGGTCTGCCGCAAAACGCCCGCGGGCAGGGCTGAACTGGAATTCCTGAGGCGCGCGTCTTCTAGGGCAAGTGATGTTGCAATGACTTGTGGCGATTGGTAAATGATTCCTTGGTTTGCACCGATAATTTGCACAACATCTTCTGTTGGTATTTGTGCGCCTTGGAAATAAATTTGGTTTGATTTACCGAACGCAAACACTGGGCCTGTCATGTCAAGTGTGTTAATCATTGCGGCAGGTAGGCGCGTAAACGATGCAGGCATTCCGTCACTAGTCCTGCTACTTACCCAGAGGAAGGCTCGTCCAAAAAAGAATAGGTCATCAAAAACCCAACTCCAGAAGGTGGCGGCCGTGAGTTGTGGGTCAGGTTGTGCAAGCCATGAACGCGGCGCGATTGGTTCTTCAATCATTTCGCCTTCTGTTTCGTCCCAGCGTTTGCGATACATTTTCATTGGCGTGTTGCCGATTACTGATGCAATTAGGTCACGCGCGCGGTTAATTGTTGGAACACGCATTGCGCGGTTGCGCAAATCGCCTTGGATGTACGAATAGTATTCACCAATTGATTGTTCGCCTGAACCGTTACCTGTGTAATAAGTTCCGCCCGCGGCCGCGGTGATAGGTGTTTCCTGTGGCGATATTGCCGCCTTTGTCACCTTGGTTTTAAAAATCGCCATGTTTTAGTGTCCCATAGTTATCGGTTTTTTGGTGGCATTGGGCCGCGGACTCATCCAATCCCGACAAAAGGTAAGAAACAGCCCAACGCCACTATGCACATTAGCGAGTTGAAAACGCAATGATGGGTTTCCCAACTATGGTTGGTCGGCTGGCCATTGCGGCAGTCCACACCATGCAACGGGCTAACGATATTTCGCCTGGGCTTCGTGCTGAAGATAAAGCGATAGAGGATTCTGCTTTTACGGCCACGGCGCGTTGGACATGTTCACTTAATTGTTTTGAGCCATCGTGAACCAGCATTCCTTCAAAAATCATGTTTTTTACGCCCGCTGTGTAACGCACAATTTCGCCGTAACCAACTGTTTGAGTTCGCCCGTCATATTGGGTTGGCCAATGGATTTCAATGCTTGGCGATATAAGGAATTTGACTGATGTTTCCGCAACTTTTGCTACTTCGGCCAACATTTCGCTATAAGTATCAGCAACAAAGCACACCGTTACTGCAACGCGTTTGTCAGGTAATTGAACGGTACGCACCCCGAAATATCGGGAATCGTCTAATGAAACTTCTATGCCTAAATAGCCGCCATCAGGGATGGTTTCTTTATATTCCAACTGTGGCCATATCCCTGGGGGAATCCAGCCCTGGTCTGATGCCACCCAAAGGTTGCATGATGCACGCAAAAACTCCGCGCGGTTCGGGTTCATGGATTCGCTTCGCAAAGTATCCATTGAAATTGTGAAACCAAGACTGGGGTTTCCTTGCGCCCAGGTGCTTTCTAGATTCACATCCAAAGATGGGTCAGGTGACCATTCCGCCAGGTAAAAGGTTGAGGTTTCGCCTTTGTCAATTGCACGCAAACCCTGTTCCCGCCATCTTTTAAAAACGGTGCTGGATTCTGTGCCCGCTGTTGACCACATTGACAGTAAAGGGGAACGCCTAGCGCGTTGTGACGGAATCAAACCACCGTCAATTGCGTCACCGATGTCCCAAATTTCGTCTGCCACAATGAGGTCATTACTAGTGCCGTGGCCAACATTGGGTTTAGCGGCGCGCACTATCCACCGTGAACCATCAGGCATTTGAACCGCATTCCGACCGTAAGCCTTCGTAAGTTTCGCCCCGAAACGAACCTCAAGCACATCAGCCAACAAATCAAACAAAGTAACCGCCAAGTCAAGACGGTTAGCCGTAGTTAACACCATTTGTTTTTGTCCCCGTATTTTTGGCATCTCAGTTAGCCACCAACCAACCAAAGCCGCAAGGGCTGTGCTCTTTCCGTTCTGCCGCGCAGTAGAAACCAAAGAAACACGATTCAACAAATCATCATTTTCGTCATAAGCCAACTGGCCATTCAAACAATGCAATTGCCAAGGCATCAAATCAATCTGTAAATGCTGTTTTGCCCACACCCCCACCTCTGCCCCAAATGAACCAGCCGCGTCATGGGCAGGACTTTCCAATCTCGGGCAGTCCTGGCCAGTTCCGTTTGCTTCAGGCTGGTTCGTTTCGGATAGAGGAAAGCGAGGGGCTCGGGGGATGTCAATCGGCAGTAAAAAAGCGTTTTGCTTTTCTGAATTCAAGTTTTTGTCGGTTTGTTGTTGCATGGCTTTTGCTCGTGC